TTTAGAAATCGATTAACAAGAGCGACTGGTAGTGTGCAGTGTTATGTGTCGCCCTGCTTAGAGTGTGATCTGAATGGAAAAGCTCGAAAACATCTTGCCACTCGTGTATCTGATATGTTGCCTAGCTGTATCATTGTGGATAATCCTTTCGGATCCGCCTGTTTGCCTGGGTATGTCTGTGAGAAACACGGAGCAAGTCCTAAAATCGCTGCGCCATGTATAGTCGATTTAGACGGTGTTGACGGGACAGATATTAACGTTGACAAGTTTGCCGCTCGTTATCGACACTGTGACATAACCTTTTATTGGGAACATTGGATGAACTGTATTAGAGGTTCGTTCGTTGACCCACGAAAACGTGATTGTAAGTACGACAAAAGCATGTACGATTATACAAAAGGAATTTTATGCCATTCTTTCTTGGATCAATTCTCCGCCACTTGCTCACATTAGCAGCTGGTGGTCTTCTTGGTTTAGGCGTTGCAGAGGATGACGCCCACAACCTGGTTAAAGCCGTTGAGCCAGTTGTGGGTGGCGTTGTGTTATACGGCGTATCTCAGGCTTGGTCTTTATTTGATTCTAAGAAGAAACGCTAAACGTCGGTGTTCAGGCGGTAGCGTTTGTTGCGGAGTTTGCTTTCTTCCGTTGCTGCTACTGCCTTATCAGCTCCGGTGTTTTCTTCAATGTACTTAACGATAAGGGCAAACTTGCCCTGTGCTCGCACTTTATCAAGTTGCAGTTTGAATTGTTCTTTAGCTTGTTTCCGCATGGCTTCTGCAATGCTCTCATCATTGTATAGCTCGCAAGCTAAGTAAGTGAGGTTAAACGGTGATGGTGTGGGATTAAAGAGGAACCACCGCAGCCTGGAAAAGTCACCAATGATTTTGTGGTACATCACGTTTTTACGAGTTGAATTGCGCTCGTGGAAAGTTTTGTGAATGCCTTGTTGAGGCAAACCTTCTAGCCTATCGAAAAAGAAACAATAATCTTTTAGTGCCCGTTCGATTACGGCCAGCCACAGAGTACGCTCTGGAAAGTCTTGTGAGATTTCTGCCTGTTCCATGTTAAGTGTCAGTTCTCTTCGCATCTTTTACCAAAGCGATCCAGTCTTCTAAGTACATTGTTACTAGCCAAGGCTTATGATTTCTGCGGTGCATTACTGTTGGTATTCGGTCGTGACAATCTCGCAATGATTGGTCCATTGCGTTATCAACATTTAGCTTTTCTACTCGTTTACATTCGATATGGAACTGATGCAGCTCACTGCACTCTACATCAGAATCACCAGCTGCGCCGCAAAATTGTTGTGTACGCCTAGCACTAAATCCGTGTTCACGTAGCTTTGATGCCAGTTCTCGTTCTCCGGCGCTGCCTTTTTGTTTACCGTTTGTCATGCTCTTTGTATCAAGTTATGAAACTGGCTTAGTAGTATCGGGACTTTTGGTGGGTTGTCTCCAAATCGTCTGATCACATTCTTGCAAAACTGCTCGTCAGTGTAGGCGCAAATTAGTTCGGTATCTTTTCCCGCTGCCAGTGTAACTAAAAATTTGCGTCGGCGGTAATACTTTTCTGCTAACTCGTCTTTTATGCCCTCGACAATGAGTTGTTTAGAGTGAGCGTCAATCTTGCGGATACCGTCCAAGACTTTGCGGAGAGCGAGCGAATTATCAAACTCAAACTTTAGGTTGATGGGATGATACTCAACAAAAACACCATTAACTAAAAAGTCGATGGTCTTGTTATACCCGACACCAATTTGAAACGTTGTACCGTTTTGTAACTGAAAGCCTCTCACGTAACGTTCCAGGAGCATCCCACAAGCGTATTCTGATTTTGAGGCAAACTTTATCGGCGTTTCAGGAATGTGTGGCAGTCGCGGTGTAAAGTCTCTGATAGGCTCCATTGCGACTATCATGCAACGGATTGTGCTACTAGCCTACCTGTAAAACGTTTCGTCTGTGTTAGCTACAGACCACCTATCGCTGCTTTCAGCCTGAAATATTGTGTCTATTGTTTTGTATTTTCGGGCGGCTGCGTTGGGTGCGTTCCCAATAAAAAACGCATCTTTGAAACAGATACGATTGGTCGGCAAACAACAGATCCGTCCGTCATCGAGCAGTATGATATGTCCACATTTGTTCTGGTCGGGTTGGTGCAGGAAACCTGCGGTAGTATCGCAATCAGCCAGCCAATCCACCGTGCAATAATATGTGCCAGATACCACAGATTTGTTTTTAAGCAGCACATCACATTGATAGTCTTTTAGGAAATCAAAAACCGTTACGATTGGCTTAAAACTAAAGCAGTCCCAAAGTTGTAGGTCTTCAAGGTTAGTGCTCTCAACCGTTGGCTCGTCGTGTAACAACCAGTGGAGCGGAACGTGCCGAAAGTGTGCGCCTGATTCAAGCAAAACGTGAAACTGTAATGCTCGTCCTTTGTGCGATATGATTGCAAACGCATATCCTTTCTCAAATCCTGCTACCGTTTCGTCTTGAGTCAAAAACGCTGCTGGTATCAAAATTTTAAGTGGCGGGATGTTTGCGTTCATTTCTTCTTTTTCTTCTCAGCTCCTTTAATTTTGCCCTTGTTTATCGTGGCATAAAAAACAGAGTCTCCCTGCTTTTTGCCATAGAACTTTTCCATAGACTCACGGATCTTTAGACCTTTTTTTGTAAGCGGCATGTTTGCTCCTTTTTAAGCATAGTCTCAAAAAGTTTAGCATCTGATGCGACTTTAGCCGATTGGGTTTTAACTGCTGCTTGGTGTGCTGCTTGCAACTCGCGCCAAAACTGCTCCTGGAAAAGTTGTTTTACTGATTTAATCTGACTCATGACGTTCCATGTAAAATCCTTGTCCGGACAAGGTATGTACCTCGACAGCATCACAATGTAGCACTCGTTCGATTAGTAACTTTGCCATTTCGTGCGGTTCTATGTTGTAGTGCTCGTCAATCAAAGCTCGTATGTCAGGTCGTGGCTCGTAACGGAACTTGTAATCGTCGTTTTCACGGATATGCAAAACAACTTCCCATCGACCGTCAGTGACTTTGTAAAGCGAATAAAGTTTCATAATTAATACGCAAAAATATCAGTGTGTAAAACGGATTGAGGTATACGCCAGTACGGGTTGTTGATCGGTTGACCACCACGATCTTTGTCTACCCAATACTCCGGGCATTTTGCTTCTTTCCCAGTCAACCAACCAACAATTTTTAAGTCAGGGTACATACCAACTACGAGATAATACCGCCGCTCATCATAATCCCGTGGCCGTATAATCAACGGTCCATCGGACTTAATCGTGCTGCGTACTTCTATGTTCGAGCCCACGTCAGCTAGTACCCGATTTGGACTTGCAACATTGCAATATAGACCAAGAGTTTTAGCGACAAACACCTCCGCTATCGCTCCATGAATGTCGTGCGTAAATGTATCAACAGTTATGTTCCCGTTGTTATCCTTTGCGCCTCTTTCAATAGCCCTAAATCGTCTCTGTAGACCCGCTACAGCAGCATTAAAGGCTTCTCCATGGTCTAATCGTCCAATTGCGTCCATGACCGTCCTGAAGGCTTAAAAAGGAATATCGTCGTACTCTTCGTGCTTTGCTGCTGGTCCTGGCTTACCTTGACCACTGGCAACTCCCTCCGCTTCGTGGATTTGTCGGTCTAGGTTTCGAGCGTCTCGCCATTTATCGACTTGGCTCAATAGCTCACTAAGAACCGTAAGATCGTCCGGATACCAGTATTTGCTCTCTTTGTACTCACCGCTCGTCTTGTCCTTGTACGTTTTGCGAAACGTGTAGCTATAGCCTCGCTCGTTTTGCCACGCTGCTATGTCTATCCCTTTCATTCGCCATGATTGTGCTGGTTTTGCCATGTTGTCTCCTATAAAGATTGCGTTACTTATCGCAACCTAGTACACTCTAAGACATGACACAAGACAAAAACGAATCAATTATTACACCGATGCCAGAAAAATATGTGCCGATAAAGGTTGTGTGCCAACACTTTGACATATCGGAAACGACTGTTCGTAAGCTGATAAAAAAGGGCTTACCTCAATTGAGAGTAGGCATTGAATATCGGTTTAAGATTTCGGATGTAGAGCGTTGGTTGATTGAACAGAAGAAATAAAAAAACCACTCGTTAGCTTGCCGGCACGGAGTGGCTTTTTAATAAATGCTAAAGGAATTGCTCCTTCTATGAAGAACAATATCAGAAAACACCGCATCGGCATAGTAGACTTTGCGCTAGTTGACGCAGGACTATCACACCACGAAGCATTGATTTATGCATATGTAAAACGGTTTCAACGGAACAAGCGGCCATGCTTTGCAAGCATCACTCACATAGCGGCTGAATTAAGAATGTCAGCGCCGACTGTTAAACGACATATCAGGCGACTTTTACAGCTGCAAGTTTTAACAGAAACGGTACGTGGAAGAGGGCGGTTCTTGAGCACGAATGGGATCAAAATGATCCCAATCAAGAATAGGGATCAAAATGATCGGAATAGGGATCAAATTGATCTCGATAGGGATCAAAATGATCCCGGTGATTGGGATCAAAATGATCCCCTACCATTAAAAGTATTACCATTAAAAGATACCAATAAAAGTACCATGAATGATTCTAATCTTGATTTTAAGAAGCTAAACACGTTTGCAGAGCGTTCTGGACTACGTCGTAGGTTTGGAGATGCCGATTAAAAGCTCTACAATGAACGCTGTGGCACGATAACGGGCTAGGGTATATCTGAGGTAGGTCCAAGATTAGGATTGAATAGCGTTCATCCTAGAGGCTTGAAAGAAAGGTTGTGCGAAGTGGTTAGAATGTGTACATTGGAGATGCGTGATCTAGTCCATCATGTCTCCATGCCCTCTCGTCAGTAAGCAATTACCGGCGAGAGGTTTTTTTTACTCTTCAGTGTCTTCTGCAAATAATTCTTTCACGTGGTCTAACAACCAGAACAAAGCATCTCTTTGCCCTAGCTCAAATTCACCTTTCGGCTCTCCAAGCATTGTATCCACTCGTTCTACAAAAGCGTTCACGTAAATCTTGAGCTGTTGCGCTCCCGCCATATACGCAATTTGATAATCTTCAACCGCTTGTGCCCGATTACGGCGCGGGCAAAATTCAGTACCAAATTCCAAAGCGTCTTTTTCCAATTGTCCTTTAATGTCCATGACTTATGTACCATTTAATAGCCTTTGCAAGCGCATCTTTCAGCGACTCGCCATTTGATTTCGCAATTTTTACAAACTGACTAAACACCTCCAACTGCACATAAACAGTTTGTCTTTTGTAGCCAGCAGGAGGCGCGTCATAAGATTTGCGGTCAGGTATTTTCTTCATTGCTATCAACTACATATTGCGTTAGCCGTTCCAATCTGAATTTAGTTTTGAGCTTATTTTCAGAAATTTCTACGGCACCATTTTGCAACAGATATTCCCTTGCCGCTTGCCG